CGCTTCAGTTCCGAACCCAGCTTTGCAAGCTGATAGGTCATTTCGTTACGACGACCAGCCTTATCGACTGCTTCAAGCGTACCGGAGATTACGACGTTCTTCGTGCTGATCTGCGTGTAGTTACCAACGCGAGCGGTTGGCGTAACAGCAGTGAACGAAGAAATGTCGTCACCTTCGAGTGCGGCGTTAGAAGCTGAGGCCGCAGCCAAAACGTCTGTCTGCCATTCGTAGTAGGTGTTCTTGACGCTCTCGCGGCCAATGTTCGAAATGAACGGAGTTTCTTCTGGCGAGATGTTATAGATAACGTTCGACAGGTCTTCACGAATACCGATAGCTGAGTACCGGGTAAAAGTATTTGCTACAATAGCCATTAGTTCACATCCTTATTAAATGAGTTTATCCAACAGGGCCGCTGCGTCTGCGACACGGCCTGTACGCGCAAGGCGCTGGGACGCTTTCTTTACATCGGTTGAACGTGAGTTGACTTGAGAACCAGAAGAACCGGGACGAACGATCCGCGCAACCTTTCTTGGCTGTGCCTTCACTTTCTCCACTTTCTTCGACCCCTTATCAAACAACATAGCTTTGCGCAGGATTGAGACGTGAGTGGCCTGAACAAGTGCACTTAGGTCGCGTTCGCTAAACCCGTTATTCAAAGCCCATTCACGAAGTTCCTTAGCTTCGCTTTGCATTGTACCTTCGTCTTTCCATTCAGGAATGACTTCTGGGAGTTTGGCGCGCTCTGACTGTACAATGTCAGCCAATGCCCGCTGTTGCTCTCTGGTCATCTCTTCAGCAATCCGCTGCTGTTCAGTAGTAATAGCCTGAAGTTTAGCGACTCGTTCCTGACGAGACTTATTCCAATGCCGTTCTAACCGCGCCGCCTCGATGGGGTCTTCGTTATAAAGATTGTCCCAATCAGGCTCAGCCTCGGACTGTACCTCAAGTTGCGCTTTAAGCACCGGTAACAGTTCCGCGTATTGAGCGCGTTCCATTCGGATCGCTTCGGCTTCGCTATGGAACGACTTGCGTTCTTCGGCTAATGCCTGAGTTTTCCGTGTGTAATCCGAATAACGAGAATAACCTTTCCGAAGTTCGTCAAGGGTGACTTCCGTTTCTTCACCGTCAAGTTTAACCTTGATGGTTAGATCGTCTGGAAGTTCCTGTTCGATAACCTCTTCTGTGTCGTAATCTTCATCCGGGTCGGACTGGTCGGCTTCTTCTTCATCCGAGTAATCCTCGGCTTCAGTTTCTTCCTCGTAGTCCTGAGCCTCTTCAGGCTCTTGCGCCTCGGCCTCGCCTTGGTTGTCCTCATCTGGGCCAAGCAGTTGGTCGATGGCTAGTGTTGCTTCGTGGAGGCCGATCCCTGCATTGGGGTTGCCGACTTGTTCCGTCATATATAGCACCTTTTTAAATAAATGTTAACTCCTTGATTTGGCGAGTAGGCCATCATCAAGAATCGCCTGTAGGCGGGCTTTCAAACGCTCAAGTCCTTTGAGCGTGTGAAACATGTCAGAGCGTGCGCCATATTCGGTCGGGGCCGACATACGCCACTCTTCAAAAATATCTTTTTCCACTGCGGCAAATGCCTCCTTGAGAATCTCATCCTCAAGAAGGCGCTTTGCGTGGTTAGCTTTTGTTACTGGGTCCATTAGATTAACGGCTCGTATCTAGGGTTAGTTGTCATAGCGGGCTGGGCTTGGGGGGCAGGTGCGCCCGCAGAAACAAGGCCACTATATTCTGGCCGGAAGAACATAGCTTCTGGTCCGAAACCGTACTGCTCGTAGTCTAGGATGTTTGGATTGACGCGCATATCTTGGCCGCGTGCAAAACCTACACCTGTACCAAATGGCGAGACATATGGCGCGCCTGTACCTGTACCGTCGCCACCCAAAAGATTTTTCAGAAGATCAGCCCCGATACCACCAATGGATATGAGTTGAGGCAGGTTTAGCCCAGTGCCGAGAATGCCGCCCTTTTCCGTCAATGCGGGATCGGGTGTTGGCGGGGCAGTCATACCGAGACCCGCCAGCACCGACCCAACAGGCGCGAGCACATCAGGGACGACGGTTTGTGGTATAGGCCGGTTACCGGTAACGACAATATCTTCTTCCGCAGGTCCTGTCAGCGTTGGGTCCATAGCCAGTTCAGTAAGTGCGGGTACCCCAGAGAGAGCCGATCCCAAACCGGGACCTTGCAAAAATGCTATGGGGTCAAAACCACCCGGAGGGCTTATAGGGCGGTATTTGCTAACAACGATTTCGCCTGTGTCTGGATCAACGTAGCCATCGTTCACCTCCATACCGCTATCCACGTTGCCTTGGTTTGGTGTGCCTGTTTGTGATGCAATTGTTTGACCAATCACATTACCCGCTGTTGACGCAAGAATACTAGGCGCGACGGCTCTCGTTGCGTTTACGAGGATGCCATCGAATGCGCTAGGAGGAATTGCTGCGCCAGTAGGAATTGCTGCGTTAGCGATGTTGCCGCCCGGTGTTGGTGTCGCTCCGGGAGTAGCTGGACCAAACAGTTGACCCCCAGCATAGGCGCTGCCTCCAGCAATAGCTGCCCGCATCAAAGCATCTTGAAGGCCACGACCCTGCGCCGCGCTTGAGGCGGCGGAGCCAAGAGCCGCACCAGCCACCGGCCCGATAACTGGGATAAATGACGCAGCAAACGGAAGAACGGTGTCCGCTAAGAAACCAAGGCCGCTTTGCGACGGGGCGGCACGGGCAACGTCAATATACCGGGTTCCGCCCACGCTTCCGTCAGGGTTTATGGTACGTTCGCCAGTTTGTATTTTGAAATTAGCGTTTCCGCCAAGTTCATCGCTAAGGCTCTGGGCCACAGCAACTGCTCGGTTCGCACCTTCAGCACCAGCACCGCTAAAGATAACATTGCCCCCAGCGTCCACAACGCGAACCTCTTGGCCTTGGCCTACGTTAAACGTGTTACCAGTTCCAAACGCAAGCGGGTCCCCGTCAGCGGTTGGGCCGACGACAGACGTACCCTGCGGCAAAGTGTTGGCTGCAAGCCTACGCGCTTCCCGCTGTTCAGGCGTCAATACTGCATCACTCAATAAGGGGCCTAGCGCCATTACATCATTCCTTCTGGTGGCATTTCAGGTTGCATCGGCATTTCAGGTGGCATCTGCGCTTGCTGCACGGCCTGTGCCATCTGTGCGTTCTGCGCGGCCTGTTGAGCCTGCACAGCCGCACGTTCCATCTCGCCTTGCTGGCGTAGGAACTCACGGTCGCGCTGCATCAACGCTTCGATGTTGGCCGTGTTGACTTGCGCGCCGTACTTAGCTTCAATCTCGGCTGCCTTAATCATCATATCGGCGTCGAGTTTGTCGCGCTCACGGTCATCCTTGCGCAGCATATCTTCGCGTTGCAACTCAAGTTCGGCTGCCTTCTTCTGGATGTCAGCGCGGATCGCTTCCATCTGCACCTGCGACAGCATCTCTTCCGGTGTCGGCTGCGGTGGCGCAGGCGGTGGCGGAGGCGGCATCATGGCTGGGTCTTTGAAGAATACAGTCGGGTCTTTGTAACCAGCCAGCGCCATCATCTGAGACAGCGTATTGTAGTAGCCCTGCATGTCAGCCAATGGCGCGCCCATCTGCATGAGCATCTCTTGCTTGGCGGCGACTTGTCCCAAGAACGCCATCTTCTCTTCGTTGCTACCAGTCCCGATAGCGACGTTGACTACGACATCCATATTCGCGTCCCACGCACGTGGGTCAATCGGGACGAACGTATTACGCAGACGCACCATGCGCGGTGCATCTTGGTTCTTGGCGATAAGCTGCATCGACTTGCGGAACAGGCTCTTCATGCCAGTCTCGGCAAAGATACGGCAGATCAGTTCGATATGTTGCGCCGCAGCAGTAATCGTAGCGGCAACAGCAGCGCGGGTCGAAGACTGAAGCGCATTGGCATCGAGGCCGGATGCGGCCTTAGAGATACCTGTGCGGTTTTCGCGTAGTTCGTCCATGTACTGCAACATCGGGAAGGCTTGCTGCCCGACGAACGGCATCACGAATGGCTGCACCATACCCGGTGCGCGCATACGAATAATCCCACCGACTTCGGTGTTCATTACGTCTTCGATATTGACTTGGCCTTCGACAACACCCGTGCGTGGGTGGATCGACTGCGCCAAACTATCGAGCGTGTTACGCAGGATATTCGACTTGATAAGCTGAATGTCCATCGTCACATCGGCGATAGACATACCGAAGAATGTGTGCGGCTCTGGATCAGGGCAGAAGTCTACGAACGGAATAAAGTCGCATGGCTCCCAATGCAGAACCTTGTTGGCAGAGCCAGCAACGCAGACGCGGCAAAGTTCCGCGATCCCGTCGCCGTCCATGTCAACATACACATAGCCCTCAATGTAGAGGACTTTGCGCGATGTCGTATCTGTGCGGCCTGTGATCTGAACGAACGCTTGCGGGTTACGGTCAAAGGTTTCTGGGTTGCCTTCAAAATCGTCGAGCGTTTCAAAGCCAAGGTCTTGAACCTCATCGAAATCGTAGCCCATCTTCACAAGATCAGATACGGTAACGTAACGACGGTGGGCTACAAATTCGGCTGTCTCAATCGAGCGCGCACGGCGGTCAATCAGAAACTCTTCAGGCGGTACGGACTGGACGCACAGACGGCCCTTCTCAACTGTACGGACTACTGTACAATCGTAGGTCGCTGGCTGGATTTGGTCCACCATACCCATCGGCGTTTCGGTCATCGTCTCGCCGTAGGTAATCTCTACGTCCTTAACTTCGACGGTAGGGTCGGACTGAAGGACGGAGAATGTGGCTTCATCCAGACCCGTGAAGTAATGGGTCGTGACATCCTTATCGGTATTCCACCAGACTTTCATGATACCGTTCTTACGGATCAGTGCGTCCTTGAATGTGGAATAGCATTCGTTGAATAGGTTGTTGTCGCGTGTCAGGCAGTAGTTGACGTAATCCGTCGCTTGCTGCGCGTTCTCAATATCTTCTGGGCCGTTCGGCGCAAACTCGACGACGTTGTTCGCCGCGAAGAATACTTTCATGATCGACGGCATCATGGCCTGCACGGTATCGCGCACGTCCATAGACATCGCCTGCGACCGGCCTTCCTCTTCGTTGCCGAAAGGTTCGCCCTTATAGTACTGGCCCGCAAGTGCACGCTGTGGCGAAATGTCATCGTCGATATAAGATTGAGCGTCGTCGATCTCGGCGATGATGATGTTCTGAAGTTCTTCTTCAGATATAGGCTCTTCTACCTGCTCGTCTTCCATCTCTGGTTCTTCAATGGAAATCTCTGTCCCATCGGCCAGTTCAATCTCGGTTTCTTTGGACATATCTTCGCTGTCATCGTTTTCCGAGTTGGCGTTGGGAACCCCGGTATCCTGATACATACCTTGGTTCTTGGCCATGTCGGCCTTACTCGGCTTACGGTTATTGCGATATGCCATATTTTAGCCTTACTTCTTTTTGGACTTGCCAGCTTCAGACAGAGCAATCGCTATAGCCTGTTTACGTGATTTAGCCAAGGGAGCCTTTGCCGGGCCTTTAGGGTTTACGCCAGCGTGCAAAGTGCCACGCTTATACTCGCCCATGACCTTAGCCACTTTCATGTTGGCCTTAGTTGGTTTCTTCATTTCTTTTTACCCTTTGCGGTTTTCGCAGCAGCCTTAAACGCTGCCGCAGTAGGCGCACCCTTTGTTCCGGGCTTGCGCATCTTTTCGCCAGAACCAGCTTTGATCCGCTCCTTCTTGGCCGCCATGTTGGCATAGAGACCCATCTTCATTTTGACTTCCCCTTGTTTCGGGTTGAAATGGCTTTGGCTTTGGACTTCGCGTCTGCTTTAGATGACGCACCCCACGCTTGCAGAGATAAGAGAAGGCGGGTTGGTTCGCCTTTCGCATTACGCTCCGGCCCCGGCATGTTCCCCATACGCGCTAAGAATGATGCCCTCCGTGGATTGTCGCCTGACTTTACCGGCGCTTTCAGGTTGGCCCCTTCGGTTTTCTTGAAGTGGCTACGGCCTGCGGCGTTCAGACCGCCCTTTGGATTTTGAAAACGCTTCGCAACCATACAAACAAACCTATTTCTTTGGCGTATACGCGCCGCGCTCACTCAAGTAAACAATGGCCTTGTAAAGAATGTCTGTACTTTCTCTTGCGTGGCCAAGCATCTTATTGCACATCGAACACAGTATGCCGCGTACATCACCCGTATCATGGTTATGGTCAACGACCGCTGATCGTTTACCTCTATACTCTAATGTCTCGGATATTTCTACCTGACAAATAGGGCAGGCGAAATTCTGATTGGCGAGGATAGTATGATATTCATCAAGGCTCATGCCATATCGCTGTTTGAGATTACTGACCCGATGGTAGTTTGGGCGGGCGGCTCTCTGACGGCGCTGCGCTGCGCGTAGGCAAACCTTGCAGGCGGGGCGGTAGGGATAGAAGTTGTCAGTCGGCTTCTCTTCGCCACATTTCGAACAAGTCTTTAATTCCACGGGTACGCTCCCTTTGGCGTCTATAACCTAAAGTTCGCAGAAAAGCAAAAAGTGGGTGGCGGCGTTTCGCTATTACCGGCCAAGCCGCGCACACCCAGAGGCACCCATATACCCGGCAGGGAGAGGGAGAGGAGAAACCTGCCGGGCAAACCAAATATAACACATCGTTAGTTTATGTCAAACAACACCCTTTATATTTCTACGCAAGGCCCCACTCTTGTTGGCCATTGAGTATCCGTGCA